AAAGACTTCACAATCCAGTAGAAAAAGAAGTGTTAAAATGTCAAGTATGAATAAGAGTAAAAAACGAAGTTATAAAGCATACAATTCACAAGGGAGATAGTAATAAATGGCAGTAAGAGATGGAGATAGTCTTACAACAGGACACGCTTGTACAGCAATTACTACTTTAGCGACTTCTCCAATAAGAACAGTTAAAGCAAATGGTATATGTGGCGCTGTTGTTGCAACTCCTACTGTATCACACACTAATCCACCCTTACCTATTTGTCCTGCTCACATATCTACATTAAAACAAGGGTCGCCTAATGTTAAAATAGGCGGTATAAATTGGGGACGTGTAGGTGATAGTGCTGATTTAGGTGCAATGATATCAGGTTCTTTAAATGTATTTGCAAACGGCAAGTAATATCTTATAAATATAGGTATGGCCTACTCAAACTATGACGCAACTACAACGAATCAAAGTAAACGTTCAAATCGTATATACAGCGATTTAAATCTTAGCTTTACTAAAAATCCTGCTACAAAGGATGTTGCAAAATTATTTGATGTACAGGCAATTAAGAGAGCAGTTAAAAACATTATTTTAACTAATAAGTACGAAAGACCTTTTAATTCAGATTTTGGATGTAATTTGAGAGGTTTTTTATTTGAGAATATAACTGAACCATTAATGGTACTCATTAAAGATAGAGTATCTATGGCAATTGAAAAATATGAACCAAGAGTTTCAGTTGAAGATGTTATAGTTAATGATGATGAAGAAAGAAATGGTTTAAATATTATGGTATCATTTGCGATTAATGGTGTTGAAACACCAGTTACAGTATCAACGTTTTTACAAAGAGTAAGATAATATGGCACAACACAGATTAGATATTTCGGAATTAGATTTTGAGAATATAAAAGGTTCACTAAAAAGATTTTTATCAAATCAAAACGAGTTTAAAGATTACGATTTTGAAGGCAGTTCAATGGCAATATTATTGGACTTACTTGCTTACAATACACACTATTTGGCTTACAATGCAAACTTCGTAGCAAACGAAATGTTTATGGACACAGCACAATTAAGATCAAGTGTTGCGTCATTGGCTAAATTAGTTGGTTATACTCCTAACTCTGCTAGAGCACCAATCGCTGATTTAAAATTAGTAATCAATGATGGTACAGGTGCTACAATTACAATTCCAGCAGGTACAAAATTCACATCTTCAATAGATGGTCTTACATATACGTTTGTTTCCATTTCAGATAAAGTTGTACAACCAATTGATGGTGTTTATACTTGTCAAAGTTTAGATGTTTACGAAGGTACTTACGTAACTTACAATTATACAAATGATGTACAGGACATTGACCAAAGATTTTTAATTCCAAGTGATAGAGCAGATACAACTACAATTAAATGTGTAATACAAAATAGTGCTTCAGACACAACACAAAACACATACACATTAGCAACTTCAATTACAGAATTGGATAGCACATCAAAAGTTTTCTTTTTACAAGAAGCTGAAGATGGTCAATACGAAATATATTTTGGTGATGGTGTAATTGGTAAAAAATTAGATGACGGTAACATAATTAATATAAGTTATGTTGTAACCAATAAAACAGAAGCTAACGCAGCTTCATCATTTGCTTTATCAGGTTCTATTTCAGGATTTACAGATATAACTTTAACTGTTAATTCCAATGCTCAAGGTGGTGCTGATCCTGAAAGTTTACAAAGTATTAAATTTAATGCTCCTAATGTTTACGCTTCACAAGATAGAGCAGTTACAGTAGAAGATTATAAAGCAAAAGTTAAACAACTTTATGCTAACTCACAATCAGTTAGTGCTTGGGGTGGTGAAGACGCTGAAACGCCATTTTATGGTAGAGTTTATATTTCTATCTTACCAATAAGTGGTTCAAATTTAACAGACGCAACAAAAGATAGAATTGTAAAAGATTTAAAAAAATATTCAGTTGCTTCAGTTACTCCAGTTATTATTGATCCAGAAACTACAAATATTTTATTAACTACAACAGTTAAGTTTGATGAAGGTAGTACACCTAAAACTTCCGAAACTATAAAATCAAATGTTGTAACAACATTAACAGATTACAACGCAAATACTTTACAATCTTTTGATACAATTTTTAGATATTCAAAACTTTCCAGTTTAATAGATGATACAGACGCTAGTATCTTATCAAATATAACAACAGTAAAATTAAGAAAATCTTTTGTACCAACAATTGGTACTTCTACAAAATATACAATTAATTTTTCTAACGCATTATATAATCCACATTCAGGACATAATGCAACAGCAGGTGGTATAGTAAGTTCAACAGGATTTAAAATTGAAGGTGATACTACAAATATTTGGTATTTGGATGATGATGGTGCTGGTAATATAAGAAGATATAGACAAGATGGCTCTGTTAGAGCATATGGTAATAGTACACAAGGTACAATTGATTACTCATCAGGTAAAGTTGAAGTAAACTCTTTAAATGTATCCAATATTGAAAATGTTAGAGGTGTGGCTTCAACAGTTATAGAAGTTACAGTAAAACCAAATTCAAACGATATAGTTCCTATCAGAAACCAAGTATTAGACATGGACATTGCAAATAGTACAGTTACAGTTGAGGCTGATACACTAGTGGGAGGCTCAGCAAACGCTGGTATTGGTTATACCACGACTAGTAGTTATTAGATGAAATGGCCGACTTTAAAAATAAAATATCAAATCTTATAAACTCACAAGTACCTGACTTTGTACTTGAAGACCATCCCTTATTTTTAGACTTTGTAAAAGCATATTATCAGTTGATGGAATCAGCTGAAATACAATTAACAAACATTGGCGATCCAGATCATTTAAAATTAGAAGGTTCTACAGGTAGTTCAATAATATTAAATGGTACAAATCTCTATAAAGATGATGGTGAAGATAGAATACTTTTAGAAGATACAAGTTATGGAGATTTTATAAATGGTGAAACTATTACTGGTGCTACATCTGGTGCAACTGCTACAGTTTTAGTAGAAGATGTTGATGGTGGTGCTCGTTTATTCGTATCACATAATAATAAGTTTAATGAAGGTGAATTAATTACAGGATCCGTTTCAGGTGCTCAAGCAACTTTAGATAAGTACAGAGCAAACCCAATACAAAACATACAACAACTTTTAGATTACGCTGACGTAGATAAAACTATTTCAGGTTTCTTAAATAAATTTAGAAATTCTTTTTTAACTTCTATACCAGAAACTTTACACGATAATATTCAAAAAGAACAGATAATTAAAAATGTTAAATCTTTATATAAAGCAAAAGGTACAAAACGTGCAAGTGAAATATTTTTTAAATTATTATTTAATGAACCAGCAGAAATAAGATATCCAAAAGACGAAATTTTTAGAGCTTCTGATGGTAAATGGGATTACAGAAAAATATTACGTTGTTTAGAATTAGGAACTTCAGACGCTTCAACTCTTGTAGGTCAAACTATTACTCAAGCAGATGATCCAACCGATGCAACTGTAAATAAAGCTACTGCTATTGTAGAAGATGTTTATAGATTTCTTATTGGTGGAGTTACAGTTACAGAATTAGTATTAGGAGATGATTCAGTTTCAGGTACGTTTGTTGCTGGACAGACTATAACAGGTACAGATAATACAGACGCTGATGTTCTAGTTTCATTATCTGTTTCAAGTATCATTGATAATAAAACAATTACAAATGATGGTGGTTTATATAGTGAAGATGATGATATTGCTTTAACTGCTGGTGGAACAGGTGCAACATTAAAAGTAGGAACAATAGGTCCAGGAACAATACAAGAAGTAGTTGTTAATGCTGGTGGTAGTGGTTATGCTGTAGGTGATACAGTTAACTTTGATTCAGGTAATGCAGCTGCAAAAGTTTCAGTTGTAAATGGTGGTGTAACACTTGAAAGTGGTACAGGCACAGGACAATTAATTTTACAAGATGAAACAGGTAAAGAAGATCAATATTTTGGTAATAAAGTTGTACAAGAAAGTGGAACAGGTAATGGTGACATAACAGATATTAGAATGATAGACTATGGTAATGGTTATACTACTTTACCAGCCTTAACAATAACTTCCTCTGGTGGATCAAGTGCAAAACTTTTAGCATATGGTTCAGAAATTGGACGTGCATTAACAATAAAAGTAATCGAGTCTGGTTATAATTATCAAGCAAGTCCTGCCCCAACAATTAAACTACCAACTTATATTTTATATACAGGTCTTTCAGGTGGATTTACAGCAGATGAAACAGTCACAGGTGCAACAAGTAGTGTTACAGCAAAAGTTGTATCAATAGATTTAGATTTAAATATTTTAAAATTAAAAGAAGCAAGTGGATCATTTACACAAGGAGAAACAATCTCTGGTACTGGTGGTGGTTCAATTAGTGCAACAAGATTACAACAAGCAACTGGTACAGTAACCGTAGCACCTGTAGTAACTACAGACGGTGCTTATATTAATGAAGATGGTTTCTTATCTGACACAGCAATGAAAGTACAGGATAGTTTAAAGTACCAAGATTATTCATATATTATAAGAGTTGGAAGATCCATTAATGAATGGAGAGATAGTTATATTAAAACTTTACACTCTGCTGGTTTCTATTTTCAAGGAGAGATTACAATTGAAAGTAAATTGGATCTTCAGATTAGAAGAATAACAGGAATGAATAGTGGTATAACAGAAATATTAAAATCTGTTATTACAAGAATATACTCAAAACTTATTGGTCGTAGATTAGGTACACAAACAGATGGTACAAGTTTAAGATCAAACGCAAAAGAGGTTGTATCTGCTGATGGTGATACAGATACAATAACACAATTTAGTAAAACAACAAGAGATGTAACTTTAAAAACTCAACCATTAACCATAGATTATGTTAGTAGAGTTAGACGAGATTTTAACAATGTTAATGTCAGACAAGGTTTTGCATATGCAGGACCTAGATTTGGTGTATTAAACAAAATGATACAGACTGCATTTGGTCTTACAGCGAACGGTACACCTAGTAGTAGTGGTATAACATTTGCCGTATTAAGTGGTATCAAAGTACAAGGTACAAGAACATCATTAGACGGTTCAGGTGCAATATTTTTAATGACTTCATCAGCAGACGGTAGAAAACTTAAAACAAACTTCACAATTCCTGCACAAATAGGGGAATTACAAGGTGATACGTTTGATGAAACAAATACCACGTTTGATAGTGGTAATACTAAATTTGATGTAGGTTAAGATATAAATAGTAAGAGAGAGATATGGCAAAACAAACAATAAACATAGGATCAACAGCAAACGACGGAACAGGTAGTACTTTACGTGTCGGTGGTGATATAATTAACGATAACTTTAATGAAATCTACACAGCATTCGGTAACGGATCTACGTTAACTGCACCTTTAACTGCTGCTGGAACTTCTACCCTAACTAATAAAACAATTGATTTAGACGCAAATACTATTACAGGTACTTTGGCTGAGTTTAATACTGCTTTACAAGGGGATAGTTTTGCCTCATTAACAGGATCAGAAACATTAACAAATAAGACATTAACGACACCAGTAATTTCAGAAATAGATTCAGGTGCTGATATTTTACTTGACGCAACTGGCGATGTTATTTTAGACGCAGGTGGTAAAGATATTATTTTTAGATATGGTGGAACTCAATTTGCTTTATTTACATATTCAGGTGGTGACTTATTACTTCAATCAGGAACAACAACTGCATTAACATTTGATGGTGCAAACGTAACAAGCGCAGGTAACGTAACTGTTGGTGGTAACTTAACAGTTAATGGTTCAACAACTACTGTAAATTCTACTAATACAACATTAGACGATAACTTATTAGAGTTAAATTCAGGTGCAACTTCAAATGCCAATGATACAGGTATCATTATGGAAAGAGGTTCTACTGGTGATAACGCTATTATCGCTTGGGATGAAAGTGAAGATAAGTTTATCGTAGGTACAACAACTGCAACTGCTTCAGATACAGGAAATCTATCTATTACAACTGGTACATTAGTTGGTAATATTGAGGGAAATCTTACAGGTAATGTTACTGGAAACGTATCAGGCAGTTCAGGATCAACAACAGGAAACGCCGCAACGGCAACTACTGCAGCTGCATTAACAACTGGTCGTACAATAGGTATGACAGGTGATGTAGTCTGGACGTCAGCAAGTTTTGACGGATCAGGCAATGTTACAGGTGTTGCTGCCCTTCAAGCAAATACTGTATCATCAACAGAATTAGTAAGTGCTGTCACTTTAGAGATAGTAGACTCAGGTGGAACAACAGTTAAGACAATAATAGGTGCGGGAAGTTAATCAAAAATGATTATAAATATAATTAAGGAATAAAACAATGCCAGCAATAATAACAAACAAATTTAGAATGAATAACGCTGAACAATTTGAGGAATCATTTGATGAGGCGTCCCCAACAGTTTACTATCTAGGAATAGGTAGAGCGCAACCATATGGTACTTTAACAAGACCAGATGGAAGAACAGATTACGAAGGTACTGAAACAGCGCCTACTACACCAGGAGATAGTGTATTAAACGAATATAAAAACTATGATGATCTGTTAGCCGCTAAAAGAATAGTAGCAGCAGGTGTTAGTTTTGTAATACCAAGAAGAAATTGGACAACAGGTACTGCATACGACATCTACAGACACGATTATGAAGAATATGTTACAGGAAGTACATCAACAAAAGTTACAGCAAATAGTACTGCTACAACTTTGTTTGATTCAACTTTCTATGTATTAACATCAGCTAGAAACGTTTACAAGTGTTTAGACAACGCAGGTAACGCTAACTCAACAGTTGAACCAACAGGAACATCAACATCTGTGGTTACAACAGGTGATGGATATAAGTGGAAATATATGTACACTTTATCAGCTGCTGAACAGGTAAGTTTCTTATCAACAGATTTTATGGCAGTATCTACAAACTCAACTGTGGCTGCAGCTGCTGTTGATGGTGCATTAGACATAGTAAAAATTAAAACTGCAGGATCAAGTTATACAGTTTCAGGTGGAGGAACATCAGGAACAATTACTGCCGTACCGATTAGAGGTGATGGTAGTGGTGGAGTATGTTCAGTCACTTTATCATCAGGCGCTATTTCTGCCGTTACAGTAACAACTGCTGGCACAGGTTACACAAACGGTTATATTAGAAATGCTGATATCATTGCAGCTACAAACGCTGGTGGTGCTGGATCAGGTGCAGAATTAGACGTTATCATTCCACCAAAAGGTGGTCATGGTAAAAACGCTGTAGAAGAATTAGGTGGATTCTTTGTAATGTTAAATACATCAATAGAAGGAACTGAAAGTTCTAACTCTGGTGACTTTACAGCTGCAAACGACTTTAGAAAAATTACTTTAATTAAAAATCCACAATCAGGTGGTTCTGCTGCTACAGCAACTACATTAAGAGGTACTTACGCTGTTAAGATTAATACTTCTCCAACACCAGGAACTTTTGTTGCTGATGAAGAAATTAATCAGGCGACTACAGGTGCTGTGGGTAAAGTAGTTGAGTGGGATGCTACAAACAAAATTTTATATTACATTCAGACGAGGCACAATGACGCTGGCGCTGATAGTAATGGAAATGTTACTGCCTTTTCAGGTGCTAATGTAATTACAGGACAGACTTCAAGTGCTACAGGTACACCTCACGCTTCAACTCAAACTGTAAACAACGTTGCCTTTACTTCAGGATATGCTGCTCCAGAGTTAACACACGACTCTGGTGAAATTTTATATGTTGAAAATAGAACAAAGATTGCAAGAGCTACTGACCAGACAGAAAATATAAAATTAATAATTGAGTTTTAATATATAGGAGAATAAATGCCAAGTCCAACTGATTTCAATGTCAGTCCTTACTATGACGATTTTACAGAGTCGAAAAAGTTTCATCGGATTCTTTTTAGACCTGCGTTTGCTGTACAGGCTAGAGAATTAACCCAATCACAGACTCAATTACAAAATCAAATAGAAAGTCTATCGGATCACCTTTTTGATAAAGGTGCAATGATTATTCCAGGTGAAATTGGATATGACTTAAAATATTACGCTATTAAATTAACATCTAAATCTGCTACAAATATACAAGACTATGTTGACACTAAATTAACTGGTGGTACTTCAGGTGTAACTGCAAAAGTTGTAAATGCTGTTGCTACAGACGGTACTGATCCAGATACTCTATTTGTAAAATATATGAATACCGCTTCAGACGGTTCTACAATATCTTTTTCAAATAATGAAACATTAACATCTGATGGCGCTGGTAGTCCAACAGTCGTTGTTGCTTCTACAGCAACAGGATCAGCTGCACAAATTAAAGAAGGTATCTATTACATTAATGGATATCACGTTCAAGTATCTGCACAAACTTTAATACTTGAAAAATATTCAGCAACACCAAGTTATAGAGTAGGATTAACAGTAACAGAATCATTCGTCACTCCAGGTGATGATAGTTCTCTTAATGATAATGCTCAAGGAGTTTCAAACACAAATGCTCCTGGTGCTCATAGATTTAAAATATTATTAACACTTGCTAAAAAAGCATTAAACAGTACTGAAGATAGTAATTTTTATGAATTGTTAAGACTATCTAGTGGTAATTTACAAAATCAAGTTAGAACAACTGAATACGCTGTATTAGAAGATACACTTGCTCGTAGAACATATGACGAGTCTGGTGATTATGTTGTAAGACCTTTTGATATAGATGTTAGAGAACATTTAGCTTCAGGTAATAATAGAGGAATTTATTCAAATGCTCAAGGCGGTGACGCTACTAAACTTGCAGTAGGATTTTCTCCAGGAAAAGCATATGTAAAAGGTTATGAAATTAATACTATATCTACAACCTATGTTAATGTAGATAAGGCTAGAGATTTTGATACTTCAAATAATTTTAATACAAGATTTGATGTTGGTAACTATATAAATGTAACTAACATTTATGGTTCTCCTGACATCTCAACTGCTTCAGGTGTTGAAGGATTTAAAGGTTTAACTTTACACAACACAGCAACAAGTTCTCGTGGAACTGCAAATACAGGATCAAGTTCAGGTATTACTACAATTGGTAGAGCAAAAACTAGAGGTTTTGAATATTCTTCTGGTAGTGCAACTGCAAATATTTTTTCAAGTTCAAGTATAACAGGTTCTATTTACAAACAATATCTTTTTGATATTGATTTATTTACACACTTAAATATTAAAACTGCTCAAGCATATTCAAACGGTGCAACTATAACTGGTAACACTTCAGGTGCTACTGGTATCAAACAAGAATATTCTACTACAGAAGCTGCTACAATTACAGGTGCAACAAAAGCTAATCCTTGTGTTGTATCTGCAACTAATAAATTTAAAGAAGGTCAACAAGTAACTATCACTGGTGTTGCTGGAATGACTCAATTGAACGGTAACGTTTATACAGTTAGAAATCCATCGGGATCCACTTTTGAGTTATACGATACAGACGGAACAACTGCAATCAATAGTGGTTCATATGGTACATGGTCTAGTTCTTCTGGTGTTGCTTCACACGGCGTTGTTATACTATCAAACGTACAAGGTGTATTCGTTGCAGGTGAAACAATTACAGACGGATCATCTACATCTGTTATTCAAGCAGACGCTGTAGGATTTAAAGGAGTTACAGGACACGATATAACTTCAGTCAAACAAATTGCAATGGCAGGAAGTCCAACGTTTACTGCTGATACAGCATTAGACGCTACAAATGGCGACAATGCAACATTAACTGGTACATTATCAGTTGCAAATAGTGGTACAGCAGTTACAGGTTTCAATACAAAATTTACAGACGAATTAAGAGTTGGTGATTCAATTTCATTTACTACAGACGGTGGTACTTCATTAACAAGACTTGTAGAAGCTATTATTAGTAATAGTTCTATAACATTATCAGCTGCTGTAGGTGGTTCAGACGTATCAACAAAAACAATTGCTCAAAGACGAAGAGCAAAATTAGTTGACTCTAATAAAAATGTTTCTATATTTAAATTACCATATGAAAATATTAAAACATTAAAAACTACTGCAAACAGTAATGCTTCAGATACAACTTATACATTTAGAAAACACGTAATATCAACACTTACTGGAGATGGTATTGCTACTTATTCTGCTGGTGTAAATGAAACTTTTGCTGATTTGGCCGAAGGCGATTACACACTATCAATAACAAGTACAGGTTCTGGTGGAACAGGTGCTGTTGGAGATGTATTAAGTTTAACTGGTAACAACCACGAAGGTGGTGCTATATTTGCATTGAATGGTGCCAAAACAACTTTAACTATAGACTTTGGTGCTAACTATGCTGGTCATAACGTTAAGTCATTATTGACATTAAATAAAACAGTAGGTACTTCAAAAACAAAAACATTAAACTCAGCTTCAACTGTTGCAATATCAACTCAAGCAACTATTGAAAGTGGAACAATAGGAATAGGTAAGGCAGATATTAAACAAATTAATAGTGTTTATATGGCACCTGACTTTAGTACAGCTGCAACAACAAGTCATACAGATATTACAAGTAGATTTGATTTAGACGATGGTCAAAGAGATAACTTCTATGACATTGGTAGAATTAAATTAAAAACTGGTGAATTAACACCAACAGGTAGATTACTTGTTAACTTTGATTATTATTCTCATAGTTCAGGAGATTATTTTGATGTTGATTCATATTCAGCAATAAGTTATACAGATATTCCTTCTTATACTTCATCTAATACAGGTGTTAGATATGAATTAAGAGATAGTTTAGATTTTAGACCTAGAGTTGATGACGCTACAACAATAAACGCTGGTACACAAGATAGATCGTTTGATGGAACAGGCGCTTCTGTGGTACAACCTATTAAGTTCAATTCAGATATAAGATCAGATTTTGAATATTATTTAGGAAGAGTTGATAAAGTATTTTTAGATAATGATGGTAACTTTAAAATATTAAAAGGTGCTAGTTCAATTGAACCAAGAATACCAGGAACATTAGATAATGCTATGCACCTATACACTTTATTTTTACCTGCATACACATTAGATACTTCCGATGTTGGTATAGAACACGTAGATAACAAACGATATACTATGAGAGATATTGGTAGAATAGAAAATAGAATTGATACTACTGAATATTATACTCAACTTTCATTATTAGAAACAGCTGCTCAAACTTTACAAATACAAGACGCAAATGGTTTAGATAGATTTAAAAATGGTTTTGTAGTAGATAATTTTACAGGCCACAATATTGGTGATGTAGGTAATAATGATTACAAAGTTTCTATAGATTATGGAAATGGAGAAATGAGACCAACATTCCATGAAGACGCTGTATCATTAATTGAAAGAGATGATGATGGTACTGCTTTAGTGGCTGCTGATAGAACAGACGCTAACTATCAAAAAACTGGCGACTTAATTACTTTACCTTATACAGAATCAACTTTAATAGATCAACCTTATGCAAGTAAGGCTATCAATGTAAACCCATTTGGTGTATTTACATGGATAGGTTCAATAGAATTAACACCTCCAGGTGATGAATGGAAAGAAACAGAAAGAGCACCAGAATTAGTTATTAATAACCCTAACGGTAGTTGGGATAACTTAACAAAGAATACTGGTAACTCTAGTACACTATCAGAATTTCCTATGTCAACAGTTTGGAACTCTTGGCAAGATACATGGACAGGAAAACCTGTTGAAGTAGAAAGAAAGAGTGTCGGTACATATAAGAAAAGAGGCGGTCATGGTTGGAGAGTTATGGCCAAAGAAGAAATTACTACTGCTCAACAAGTTTCACAAACAAGAACAGGTATAAGAGCTGTTGCTGTACCAGAAACAGTAAGAACATCTATCGGTGATAGAGTTGTTTCAGTTGCATTTGTTCCATTCATTAGAAGTAGAACATTGACATTTGTTGCAACAAGATTAAAACCAAATACAAGAGTTTATCCTTTCTTTGATAATATTGATGTGGCTTCATATGTAACACCAAATGGTGGTTCATTAGGAGGTAATTTAGTTACAGACGCAAATGGTAAAGTACAAGGTACTTTTGCAATACCTGATCCTAAAACAAGTTCAAATCCTAGATGGAGAACAGGTCAAAGATTATTCAGATTAACAAGTTCATCTACAAACAGTTTAACTAACGCTAATGTTGAAACAGCTGCAAACGTTGAATACGTTGCAAGAGGTTTATTAGAAACTGTAAGAGAAACTATTATTTCAAGTAGAGAAGCACGTGTAGAGATGAGAAGTGTTACCGAAAGTCAAACTATTAGTAGAACATCTACAAGAACGGAAGAAAGACAAGTTGGTTACCACGATCCATTAGCACAAACATTCTTAATTGATGATAAAGGTGGAGTATTCTTAACATCTTTAGATGTATTCTTTAGTACAAAAGACGCTGCTATACCAGTTACAATACAGATAAGAGATGTTGTAAATGGTTATCCAGGACAAAAAATATTACCATTCTCGGAAGTTACAAAGAATCCAGGTGATGTTAGTACAAGTACTGATGGTACTACTGCAACGAAATTTACATTCCCAAGTCCTGTTTACATACAAGCAAACGTAGAGTATTGTTTTGTTGTAATGGCAAACTCACAAGATTATAATGCTTATGTAGCAAGAATAGGTGAAACAGCATTAGATACAAATAGAACAATATCAGCACAACCTTATGCTGGTGTATTATTTAAATCTCAAAATGGTATGACTTGGTCTGCTGAACAAAATGAAGATATGAAATTTAAATTAAGAAGAGCAGAATTTAGTCAAGTCACTGGTGAAGTTACGTTAACAAACGATACTTTATCTACAAGAGCACTTAAAAACAATCCATTAAGAACAACAAATGGTTCTAAAGTTATTAGAGTATTCCATCCTAACCATGGTATGCACGGTACAAGTAATAACGTAACAATCGCTGGTGTGGCTAGTGGTACTTACAATGGTATTGCTCATTCAGACATTAATGGAACATATACAAGTATTTCAAACGTAACTTTAGATAGTTATGATATAACTTCTGGAAGTTCATCAAACGCAAGTGCTAGTGGAGATATTGGTAGTACTACGGTAACGGCAACACAAAATAGAGTGTTTGACGTATTAAATTTAGGTGGTATTCAAACAGTAACTTTACCAGATACAAATATTGATTACTATGTTAGAACAACAACTGGTAAATCAATACATGGTTCAGAAACAGAATTTGCATTAACAGCAGCTGCAAGTAAACTTGCTGTTATTAATAATGACAATATTGCTTTCTCGGCACCTCAAATGGTTGCAAGTGAAATCAATGAAACAAACGAAAGTATTACAGGCGGTAAATCTTTCTATACAATTTTACAATTAACAACAACAAATACTAAATTGTCTCCTGTTTTAGATACTCAAAGAATGAGTGCATTTACAATACAAAATAGATTAAATAATCCTACTTCAAGTAACACACCAAGTTTTGTTGCTGATACAGTTAAAACTGGAACATCATCATCTGCTGTTTACTTAACTAAACCTATTATATTGGAAAACAATTCAAAAGCATTAGACATAAGATTAACTGCTAACATAAGATCAACATCGGAAGTAGAAATGTATTATAGAGTTGCCACAGATGGCGACAAACTAGATCAATTAAGTTGGACACCATTTAATACAGACGGAAGTCCAGACACTACTATAACACCTGCTGAAGATGATACAACATTTAAAGAGTACAAATATAGTGCAAGTGATATAAATGACTTTACATCATTCCAATTAAAAATAGTAATGAAAGGAAGCAATTCTTCATATCCTCCAGTATTGAGAGATATGAGAGGTATTGCTCTGGCAGTATAATGAGTTATAAAGTTAGAGTTGAAGGTTTTACAGGATTAGTAAGAGATACACATTCTAACGCAATTGTTAACACAAACAAATCTGATTATGAGTTATATATGTTAAGACATAAAAGTAGAGAAAAACAAAGTGATGTATTAAGAGGTGCTGTAAAAGAAATAAATACTTTAAAGCAAGAATTAAGAGAAATAAAAAAGTTATTACAAGGAGTAATTAAAAGCTAATGGCTGCAAGACAGATAACAACAAGTCAAACACTAGAAGACTTTAGAGTACAGTTTAATGCTCTATCGGCAAGTGATTTTGGTGATATTGCTACACTAGATTCTAATCTTTCTGCAACGTCTGTAATAGGCGCTGTAAATGAATTATATGCTGCTATTGCTGGTGCATTATCTTTTACGATTTCTGATGGTTCAAATACTCAAACACTTGTAAATGGTAATACAATATTATTTAATGGTACAGCAAATCAAATTACAGCAACAGTATCAGCTACAGATAAAGTAACTTTAGCATTAACTGAAGATGTAACAATTGCTGGTGAGTTTACTGCTTCAGGCACTGGTGCTCACAGATTAGGAACAATTCAAGCTACAGGTAATACAATTATATCTACAGACGCAAATACAATTACAGTAGATGATAATTTATCACTTTCTGCAGGTAAAACATTAACAGCAGATATTATATCAAGTTCACAGTCATATGTTGACTTTGGTGCAAAAAATGTATCAACTAGTGGGTACTTTTACACATCAGCCGCAACAGGTGGTATCATATTTGAAGGTGCAACGGCAGACGCACACGAAACTAATATTAGAGTAGTAGATCCTACAGCAGATAGAACAATTACTATACCTAACGAAACAGGTACTATAGTAACTACAGGTAGTACTGGCGTTATAACAGGTGCAATGATAGGTAATGATACAGTCGCTGAGGCTAATATGGCTGACGATTCAATAGGGCAAGATCAACTAAAAAGCGTAGTAACCTTGCAAATAGTAGATTCTGGCGGTACAGTAGTTAAGACTATGTATGCTGCTGGGGCGTAAGATAAATAAGTAGTATAAATATAATATGGATATAAGTGATAGAAATTATAAATATGTAAATAGAGAGGTACTTACTAGATGAATGAGTACCAGAAATTAATGGAGATAACATGGCAGTAAGAAAACCACTATATGTAGCCAGCAACAATTTAAGAGAGATGACGACCGCAATGGTAACGGAAATCTGTCAAGCTGCTGTATACCAATATTCACTAAATCCTGGTGTAACTTTAACTGTTAATGCTGGTAACGGAACAATCGGAAGTATTAACGACACAAGAAAACAAGCAGGTGCTCAATCAACAAGTACAACTGCATTCCCAAGTGAAGGTACTACTGCTGAACCTGGTACGGTAACAGTAGCGTACAATAACGTTGTATCAACGGATGCAAGTTTAACACCAACAGCAGATACAGGTAAAACATGGCCTGTTTATTACAATTCAAGTGGTCAAATCCAGGCGATGAATTTAACAGACGTAAAAGATACTTTTTTACACCCTGCAATTGACTTACTAACATCTGGTTCAACTGGAACAGACCAGGCTGGAACTTATACAGTAAGTACAGGAACATCTTTATCAGGTTGTACTAACGTAAGTACAACAGCAATCTTTACAGATACAAGAGCAGATACAGGTGCTTACTCTGCTGGTAGTATTCCTGAAACACAGGATCAACCTACAACTATTACAAACTATTACCTACACAGAATTGATGGATCAAACACATCATATACTGAACCTTATTACTTAAATGGTTCAAACAACATAGTAGAATATACAGCTGCAACTTTTAATGGATTATTACAAGAATGGATGAGAAAAACAGCTGCTGATTCAAGTGATGGTTATGCTATCAGTTATACTTTAGGAACAACCGCAACTGGTAATACTAGAGGTTCTGGTATGGCAGATACAATTTTAGATGGTTCTGGTAACTATCAAACAAGACAAGTAAACAATGATGACTATAGGGCGCAAGAGTTTCCTAATGGATCATCTACAACAGCGGCAACATATTATTTGAGAATTATTAAATCGTAATTTCGTTTCCTCCCGAGATTGCTATATTATGAATTATGAATATATTATTAACAGGTAGTGAAGGCTTTGTTGGCCAACATCTTTTAAAATTTTTACAACCAAATCATAAAGTAATTTGTTTAGACAAAGAAACAGGTAATGATTTATTATCCTGTGATTTAAAACATTCCGTAGATTTAGTTATACATCTTGCTGGTTTATCTGGCGTAAGAGATAGTTTAGATAGACCTACTGAATATTGGATACAAAATGTAATCGCAGGTCAAAGACTTTTTGATTATTTCAAAGACACAAGAATCCTATACGCAAGTTCATCAACAGCACACGAGCCTTGGAAAAATCCATATGCAATGAGCAAATATAGCTTAGAGCGTATTGCTCCTGAAAATAGCTTGGGTATGAGATTTACAACGGTATATGGTCCTAATGCTAGAGAAAGTATGTTAATACCTAGAATATTAAGAAATGATGTTCCTTATATTAACACAAATCATAGTAGAGATTTTATACACGTTGACGATTTAGTGAGAGCGATAGATACTTTGATAAAATCAAATTTAAGAGGACTGACAGATATCGGTTCTGGGAAAACAAATAATCTTATAGAATTAGTTGATTACTTTAAGATTAATTGTAAACGTGTTATAGGAGGTGCTGAAGAAAGACTAGATAACCTTGCAGATAATACTTTACTAAATAATATTGGCTGGTCACCAAAGATTAATTTATATGACTATATTAAGGAGAACATAAATGACAACAGAAACACCATTAACTGAAAACACAACTGGAATAGAATCAGATATCACTCCAGATACAACTTCACCAGCTCCAATTGAAGTATCAACACACGAGCCTGAAGGCCATTCAATTACTGAAGAATATTTAAAAGATAATTTCTTAACTGCTTATTTTATTAATAGTGAGAGAACAGACATAGAAATAATGACTACAACTAAAGATAAGAAACAAGTTATAACAACTATCATACCTTTTGATAAGAATGATATAAAATATCAAGCTCTTTCAAAATATATGAATATAGATCAATTACACGAGTCTACATATCAAAAAGTTAAACAAGAAAGAAAACAATTTGAAGATACGGTATTAAGAATAGCAAAAAAAGATGGTATCGTTATGGACTCTGCTAAGATTGATACAAAGTTTTATCCAAAAGTAGTTGACGCTCTTTTTAATGATAAAGAGAATCCAGATCATCTTTTTGCATTAAAACTTGCTGTATTTGAAATACAAGGAGTTAAAGACTCTGATAAAGAAGACGTTAAGAAGAAATTAAGGCAGTCAAAAAATAAGATAGACGTATTAGCTGCTGTTTGCGAAATTTTAGCTTAGTCTAAATGAACACCTTATTAGTGTTGATAGACTTTTTTGGTCATCCTGCAATTAATAATGATCCTGTTACCGATACAATAAGATACTCAGCCTTACAAGATATATTATCTTATAGGAGCATCCAAAAAGATAAATTACATATCTTTGCTAATAAAATGGATCCTAGGGATATAAGACTACTAGAAATAAAAGATATAGCTAAAGGTAAAGGATTTAATTTTGTAGTAGATTCTAATTATGATAAAGGTGAAGTTAAAGGTGTTGATTATGTAGAGGACATCTTTGAGATGAAAAGAAACATCAAATATTGGCAGATAATAATCGGTGGCACAAACCTTTCAGGTTGTGTGTTTAAAAATAAATCAATAGGTGCATATTATTGGAATAAAGTAGGTTATAAGACAAATATATATCTACCTCTTTGTTGTGAATATGAACAATATGGCGTTAATGATTTTCAAAGAAATATGAATGGCTTTGCACGATTATATATGGATATGAAAGCAGCAGATTGTCTAGGCAAAATAGATATAACAAAAAATTTCCATAAGCTTGAATTACCACGCATCCAAAAAGTAGTCTGAATACCAACCAGTCCATCCTTTTTCCATGATGTGGTGCATTTGACCAAGTGTACACATACTGAATTGAGGTGGTTTATTGTACATATAATCTTTTATTGAAGGACATATATTACGATAAG